ACCTGCTGCCTTACCCTTTCGTTTAGCTGCGGTTGTAGCTGCATATTCAGAATCACTAAGAGCAGCGATAGCCTTACTAGGAAGATAACGCTCACCAGTCTCACTAGACTTCTTGCCAGACTTGGTGCGCCACTTCTGCTTACCCCAATTAAGTAATGACTTCTGGGGAGCCTTCATCGGTATCCACCACCCGCAGCCTTGTATCTCTTAGCAAGCAATTGCGCTTTACGCGCTGACCACTTGCCAGCAGCAGTGCCTTGAACATTAGCAGCCTTTATTCTCTGAAACAAAGACTTCCGCATTTTAGGCTTGGTATAATTACCAGCAGCATTAACCGCCATCTTGTTCCTCGCTTACGTTCTTCTGACTGCGAAACCTCTCAGCCGAAGTGCGCTCCATCTTCTTAACCTTCTTTAAAAGATTCTCGCGCTTCATGCTGGTAACCAGCTGACCATCAGAGGTGCCAAGAAACTCCTTAACCTTGCGGCGCAACTTAGTCACCATAGAGTAATCTCTAGGTGTTGCCTCTAATTCCTTCGCAAGCAAAGAATAACGAGCATTCATTCTATCGCGGGGCGACTCACCTTTAGGCATTCTTTTTCTTCTTCATCTTAGCGGCCATAATCCGCTTCTTTAAACCCTCAGGCAAAGTCTTCTGACTACCAGTCAATAAAGACTTCTTAGGACGTCCAACCTTACTTCCATAAGTTCCCTTACCCATTGGCATATCAAATACTCCCCATTGAAAATAAACTCCTGCGCTTCGCTCCCTTGCGAACCACATCCTGCAACTTAGGTGCCTTCATCTCACTCTTATCCATACTCAAAGAAGGTAAAGCACCAAACTCAGGCTTCTTCTCTTGATACATCTGCTCAGCGCTCTTGCCGCCACCACCACCAAAACACATTAGCTTTGCCTATGCCTCCTTGCAAAATTCCTAGCCGCCTCAACACTACCAAAACCCCACTTCTTTAAAGCCAAAGCCTTCCTAGTCGGCCTCCCCTTCTCATCCTTCATCGGACCCTTCACACCAGCAAACCGAGCAGCAAACGAAACCCTCCTTGGATTCGTACCAGTCTTCAATTGACGCTTTAAATTAGCGCCCTCAGTACGCTTGAAATAAGCGCGCCCAGCCGCAGTCAATCCACCAGTCTTACTCTTATGCTCTTTTCTCATAATCAAACCCCTAGCATAAAAAAAATATAACTGACAATGCACAAACTTATAGGGCTAATAATGTGTGCAGGGGAGAAGTAACATAGCGTGAGCCTGCAGTTTTTGGCCCCCACCCCTAGCCCAGATCAATTGAGACTTTGATGTCCCCCGCCACTTGCACCTGTGAACGATCTATAGGCTTATAGCCAGCACGATCCAACAAATCCTTACTAGCTTCAAGCTGAACATACTCAGACTTAGCACCCTGAGACAGCCTACGCACTGTGTTAACAGCTACGGTAGCACTAAGTCCAAACTCTTCATTCATTCTCTGCATCATGTACTGCTGCACATGGGCTGTCTTCAAGGCTCTATAAGCTGAGACGTATCCAGCCTTGCCCTCAGCATACCCAGCTTCTATGGCAGCTTTAGCAGGAGGCAATCCTTTTGCTACCATTATATCCACCAGCGCAGCCTGTTTATCAGTTAGCTTCTTAGCGGGAACCACACTACAATCCTTTCTTCTAAGCTGACGACTAACATATAGCTAACTGCTGTCCTCTGTGTTTGCTAGATGCAGTAAGCTATCATTAAGAAGGATTGTTTATACATTGGGGCTTATTTCTCATTCACTAGCCCCCCTCTCCCTCTCTCCCCCCATTACGACACTATTTCTACAGTGGTTGTCAATAGTGACGTAACGTAACTATACTAATTACCCTACGTCACACTTCATTTTACCAGTTGACAGGGCGTCCGAGCGGGCTGTCGTAAACCAAGCCCTATCGGTCTTGGCCCTTGCGGGCTTCCATCCCTGACGCATTGGCGTATCACGGCATTGAGCCATGATTCGCCAAGCAGGGTTCACAGGCCACCCTTGCAACCCGCTAGCCTACCCCAGCGTACCGATAGACATTCAGCCCCTAAGATGTGGGCTGAATAGTCTTTTAGTTGCGACTCAGTTGAGGGGGTCGCTCACACGCTCCCGCAAAGTGTTTCGACTAAACGATCATCGGAATGATGACCGTTTACCCCCCCTGTTTTTCTATGTGGGTTCGACTAATCTAAGGATAGATCAATCTCTGAGCGGGTGTAATTCCCCGCACAGGTGATTGATCATGACGCCTCAAGGCTCTGCACAATGACGCTACGTCAATCAAGTTGACGTTGCATCATTGCTGGCCCAGCGAAGCTGGCCTTTGGGCCTTGACCCGCCACCTAAGATTAGTCGTGACCACAGGCGTTCTTTTGAACAATAACCTACTAACTTATGGAGAAGACAATGATTATAAGATCAAAACTAGCACGACTTATACCGAGTTGGATACCAATTAATATCTCACCAATTAGGATAGGTCTTGACGTAACAACATGGTCAAAAATAACAACATTAGAAGAACTTCGGGCGTCGACTAGCCGTCAAAGTCAAGACTTCCCAGCAGAGCTGGCGCTTCGCGATCTTGACTTGGACAACTAGACGGCGCTTCCGATTAGTGTCGAAAGACAATAACACAACTTAATGAGAAAGAGAGAACGACATGGATAAGAAACTAGCTAAGATGATTAACTCAGACCTGAAAGCAGCTTACACAGGTGAAGATAACGTAACACTAAGCCAAGCGGTAGCGCGGCTATGCGCAGAGTTCTATGACCCACGCATGGTATTCGATAACGACAAGGGCTCGTACACAGAAGAGAATATCCACAAGTGGGAACAGATGTTCTTTTTGCAGAACATTGCAAACCACCTATGGGCTAAGATGTACGATACCCGCATGGACAAGAAGGGCTACGTCAAAGGCGTTGCTATCAAGCTAGACCGTGCGACACAGCACTTAAAGAACGTTACTGCTAAGCACGATGGCACAGAGATTTCCCTCAACGCCATTGACCAAGCCAACAACTGGCAGGACAAGCTACAAGACAAGCTCGCAATATATGACGAGCAATACCACATGTTTGCTAACATGATGGAGGTAGCAACAGGCATGGCACACAAGCCATACCAACCATGGACAACAGCGATTGATGAAGCACCAGCCGCATCAAGCGACAAAGAAGATGCCTTGGCAGCAAAGCTGGCAGAGAAAGGCATCGATCTCAAGCCGACCAGTGTTGCAAACACTGATGGCGTAGAGACGCAGGAGGTAGCGTAACAGAGAGGGGCTTCGGCCCCTTTTTTATTTGGACAGGTTCCTCTGGGGGCACGCCAAGAGAGGTGAGTGTGTGCAGCAGTAAGCTGCATGCAGTCGCTAACAAAATTAAACTTAAAAAAGGAAAACCAAATGTTAAAAACTGTATGGATTGCATTCGTTGCATTCTCTACGCCAGAAGACTGTGATCATTTCGTAGAAACAAATCCTTCACTTGCTCACGGTGAAATACAATGCGTCATTCACAAGCACGAAGTGCCGCAAGTAAAACCAAAACGAAAGCCAAAGTGACGTAAGGTAACTAATGACTTTAACTATTGTCACTGCAATAATGCAGGACATAACCAACGGAGAACTAACATGAGACTCAACTACATTGATTACGCAGACCTACCTGTATCGGTAATGTTTGTTAGAGGTGACATCGAAGCAATCCATGAGTTTTTTGAAGATAACTCAGATGTACTTGGTAAATGCAAACGACCACATGCAATGAGCCAAATTGCAAATTGCTTTGCAGAAATACATGCAAAACTAGAGGAGGTATAGCATGAAACATTTCTCAATGAACGACTTCAACTTTCCAGTTGAACAACAACCAATCCATGACCAGCTTGGCAATATCATTGCTGGTCATCAAGCTGTTGTGCGTACCGACACCGATCAGGTGTTAGGCGTACACGGATCACGCTACAAGATTGTATCGCACGATGATGTAGTCAACTCAGTTATCGACGGAGTGAAGTCAGCAGATCTATCAGACGATTATGAAGTAAGCGTCGATGTGCTTGAAGACGGTCGCAAGCTAAGAGGTGAGATACTATTTAATAATCTTACTGTTGAACCAGCAGTCGGTGACTACGTTAAGTTCCGAGTTAGCTTCTTCAATAGCTACGATGCATCTTGGTCCTTCTCTCAGCAAGCCAATGGCTTACGGCTATGGTGCCTTAATGGTTGCACCACACCCGACACAGTGGCGCGCAGTAGATACAAGCACACCGCATCGATCAACGTCGAAGGTGCAGCAGCCAAGGTAATCAATGGCCTTGAGCACTTCCAATCACGCAAAGATGTTTGGCAAAGCTGGATGCAAACCAAGCTAGAGCAACCACAGATCGAAGACTTCTTTAAGAAGACTGTCTGCAAAGCATTCACACGCCAGCAGTCAGTCACCAAGACCAACGAAAAGCAACTAGAAAACTTGCTGAGTATTTGGAACGACGAGCGCAGCAGTCTCGGCTCTAACAAGTGGGCACTGTACAACTGCCTTACTTACTGGGCTACGCACACACAGGATCTGCGTAAGCCAGAGATTGCTAAGTACAATCGTGAGCTACAGATTGCTAGCGCAATGAAATCAAAACAATGGACGGAGATGGCATGATACGAGGAGAAGTATACAAAAAGAAAAGCGCTTGGTGGTTTAGCAAGCAAAGAGATGGCAGCGCAATATTGTTGTCAACTAAACACAGAACGCAAAGATCAGCTATTCAAGAAGCTGAGAACTCACTCAATGAAGGTTACATAGATGATCTTAATATTTACAACAGTAAAGGAGAACTACAATGAAATACAAGATTGAAAAGAATATTCCATTACCCAAACAAATTGGATGGGGAAAATGGTCTTTAATAGCTGACGAAATAGAAGCTGGTGATAGCGTTTTTTTACCAGCAGAATCTAAAAACGAAGCGTTATCTTTATGTCAAACATTAAGAAGAAGGAATTATAAGCCTGTAACTAGAACAGTTGATGGCGGCATTCGCGTTTGGGCAATGGAGAAATAAAATGAGAATGAGTAAGCAACACTATGAATTTATTGCAGACACGATTGGGCCAATGGTAGGTTGGCCCTCTCACTTACATTCAATAGCTGATGAGCTAGAGAAAACTAATCCACGTTTTAATCGTGAGAAGTTTCTGCAACGTGCAACCAAAGCTTGGGAGGACAACCATGACATACCAGATGTTGATGACTACATCCCTTATTGAATGCCCAGAGTGCTATGGTCACGGCACTCTGACTTACACTAGGTTTATTAGGCAAAGCTTCGATGTCGATATAGGCTATGAAGAAGAATACAAAGACACTTGCTGGAACTGCAATGGTGACTGTGAGATTGAGGTAGAACCAGAGGATCTTGACAACGATGACTGACTTGCTGCATTAGTGCAGTATGAAATCATATCTAAGATACTTACAAGACAGAGCAGACGAGACAGATGTTTCGCTGCTCACTTCTTTCAAACGAGCAAGCGTACCAACATCAACTTACTATCGCTCAATCAATGGAGACACAGAACTAAGATATGATACCGCAGTGAAAGTAATTAATGCTATCGAAGAACTTTACTCGATACAACAAGCCCGTCAGCATACCGAAGGACTACGAGCTTCTGGTCAAGATGTTAACCGCCGCTCGGTTAGAGCTAAGTTTAAGCCAAGAAGCATTAGCCCATAAGATTGGCTGCACTGTATCACTCATACATAAATGGGAAGCGCATAAGCGTTTACCCTCTGGGTTTATGCTTATGTGTTGGTTGGATGCGTTAGAGTATGACATCGAAGTCAAAAAAAGGCAGCGCGATTGATTGCATTGCATGCCAAACCACAACCACTTGGTTCGTTGCAATACTTAAAAACAATAGCGCAGCTACTTACGAGAAGCATTGGTATGTATGTCTTCATTGCTATGAGGAGGACAAATGGCAAACCGTAACAAGAACAAAGGAACTTACCACGAAAAGTGGTTCGTCGATTGGCTTACGAAAGCGAAGATCAAAGCGAAAAGGCAACCCCTCTCAGGCAGCTTGGGAGGAGAGTATTCAGGCGACATCAAGCTCGAACT